AACATCATTGTCCGTCATCTCTCTAAAATAATCTTGAGCAACTAACCATGCAAAGATGACTAGACACATTGCCAAGTCATCATGGCACCCATCTTCTGCTTCCCAAGATTGTTTCTTTTGAATAAATGTTGTCAGTTCTGCAATGATATCATAATCACTGGTTACTAGTTTATCTTCCTCTACCAAAGCCTTTAGATTTGAGCAACCAGTCTTCTTTACAGCAGCGGTCATTCGGACACCCATCTGGGTTTTCTTACCACTAAAACCTGTACCTACTTGCTGACCCGCTCTACCTCTCATAGAGCACATCAGCATATTCTCATATTCTAGATCATATTGTAAAATTGACGCAACCTGTTCTCCAATATCGTTAACCTCAACCAATACATAGGCATTGTTATAAGCCTTTGCCATGTCCAAAATAATATTTGGGAATAACATAGGTTTAATTTCATTGTTCTTATATCTCGCTACAGTTTTATATGGGAACTCTGAAATATCAAAAATTACAAATGCAGAATAATCATGATCAATGCCACGCGCAGTATCAACAGTTACGATATAATCACGGTTTTTCTGTGGTTCTTCATATACCACGAGGCCCTTTCCATTGTTTTGTATTGGGTCATCAAAAACAAGATTTCTTAACTTAGCAACACTAATAAGAGTATCAACAGATCCAAGGAATTCGCATTCAAACTCAACTTTAAATTGCTGCTCTGAAGTGTTGGCAATAGTCTGTGCTTTCCACTCAGAATCTCTGCCAGGTACTTCTGACCAGTGAACTTCTGTTGCAGTATATTCGTTTTTCCCTCGTTGTGCGTTGTGCCAATATCTATAGAAATGGTTCATGCCATGAGGCGTTGAAACCATAATTACCTTTGTGCTTTTACCAGAAGTAATAGTAGGATAAACAGAGGCAAAGAACGACTCTGCAATATGGTTTGGTACGAACGCAAACTCATCGAGGAAGATGATGTTAAACGACATACCTCGGACAGCACTTGCAGATGTAGATGCTGCCAATATCTTACTGCCATTCTCTAGCTCCATACTACCTTTGTTCCAGGATAGAATACCCTGTTGCATCCACTTTGGCAAGTTCTCGTATGCAGTTTGTAACCTACTAAGAAGTTCTCTTGCTGTTGCTGCTTTGTTTGCTAGAATGCCAACATTGACACTATCGTTAAAAACAATGTAATGTAGAAGATAAGATACACATGTAGTAGACTTACCAGTCTGTCTTGGCATCTTACAGATATTAAATCTGTTCTCGTGGAAATTTTTAATTAGTTGCTCTTGAAAGGGCCACATTTTAAATGGCACCAAACCTTCATCAAGAGAAACAATTTTTACATAGTTCTTAGTAAAATATATTGGATCATCTTTGCATCTCAACCACTCAAGAACTTGCTCCTGAGTAAATTGAATAGGAGTATTAGCTTTCTTTAGATTAGGATTACCAAGATAGATATCTTCAGCCATTATTCCTTAGATGCTATATTTAATATGTATACAATATATGCTAATGCTAATGCTGCAGCAAGAAATGTCAGAATAATTACCGACCACACGGGATCACTTGGGTAGTCTAGGGGACGCAGCAGTAAATTCATTTTTTAACAGACCAGGTAAGTTCCATTCCTATCGTAAGTAATAGGACAAATCCAAATACAAATATTCCACTAATCATGATTTTAACCACCTAAGTCTAGAAGTATCTTTCCGTTTTTCTTTCATTAGAAATCTATTAGGAGACTTCCCACTATGCTCCTTAATTTTAACACGCTTATTCTTATGATCACCACCAAATAATTTGCCATAGGTAATCACGGGTTTAGGATCTTTAAATGTTTTGGGGTCAGACAGTTCAAGATTCCTCTTCAAAAGTTTTTTAACTCTTGAAGTCTGCTCTACATTTTCTGGGAATTGATTATCAACATACGCATCATGATAAACATTAGTAGCTCGATTTTTTATTTCTTGCTCTTTATATTTCTTTTTATCTGGGGGTAGTGCTGCAATTTCTAAAGCAGAAGTAACCTCAAATAACAATACTCTTTTGATTGGTTTGGGAAGTGCTTCTAAAACTTTAGATATAGACTCCATATTATTTTGATTCATGGGTTGTTTATTTTTACTTTTCCACTTTTCAATCAGAGTAGATTCTTTAACATTAAAGTTTGATCCCATGTTTTTTGCACCACCTTTGATAACTGTCTCAAAGTGAACTACCGGAGATTTTCTTCCTGGGAGAGTGGCGGTTTGACCACCTGATGCTACCCCAGCTGCAGCAGATCCAACAGGACCCAACTGATCAAAAATTGTTTGTACTTCTTTACTCCATTCTGCTCCATTACCACCTAGAGCATTCACAACCATTTCAGTTGCACCAGCAACTTCTTTAACTATTGGTTTGTTAGCAATGTCTGCACTATCTCCAAATCCATAAGTATCTTTAAGTACAATATCATCTCCACGAATTTCAACACCTTGAATATTATTATGAGTTCCTTTTAAACCAAGATTACTACTGCTTGATGTAGACTTATTAATGTAGTTTTTTAAACTACCATCAACTGTGGGATTATAATTGTTTATGGCATCTTTAAGTGCATTCATAGAACTAGGTGATAACTTAGTTTGAATTGGATTAGATGCAGAACCAGAAGCTCCATCCGCTATAGTTGCACGAACCTCACCGGATTTAGCTGGTATAATATTTCCTTCTGCTGCATTTTTCTGCAATGTCTCTTGGGCCGAACCAAGCAATCCAATCCCATCAATAATTCCACTCACTGCATCTGCAATAGGTCCAGAAGCATCTGATATACCTGAGGATTCTAAAGCATCTCCAATTGCATTTTCCATATCACTAAGAGTATTTACAATATTCATACCAATATCACCAACTGCGGATTTTAGAGACTCAAACATCCCCTTAATTACCCCAGGATAATAACTTGGATCGCCAATACCATCCCGACTTATAACCGAAGCAACTCTTATTGATTGTGATCTTATACCTACATCAGTCATTACTGGATGTCCTTTGGGAATGCCACTCCCATCAACTGGAATCAATAATGAATAAGCATATAAAACTCTTGATGCATGGGGTGCAACATTACTTGTACCAGATGGGTAATATGCGGCACCCCCTCTGCACTGACCAAGCAAACAATCTAGACCCGCCCACATGTAAATTGTTTTTTGTGTAAAACTTCCTTCTTGGTAAGCTTGAGCAAATTTTCTAGCAAACTCAGTATAGCTTACACCAAAAACATTATTCAATTGATATACATGGTTATACCCATTCTCATTAATATACCCAAGAGAAGTTCCAGTCAATGCCATACTACCAGAAAATGCCATAGCATATGGTGTTCCATTATAGTTACTGCCATCACTGGTTTCAATTTGAGGCATTTCTAATCTAGGTTGGGTAACCCCATTAATATCTGTAGTCTGTAATTGACTAAGATCTGGAAGACTACCGGGAGTACCATCTCCTTGAGATGCACTATCCCATGTAAAAGAATTTAAGTCAGAAAAATCACCAAGAGGTGCTGGCTCAAATGTTGGTCCAACCTCAAGCACTTCAGGAGATGTATCTACTACAGAATACATACCGCCTGTTACCATCTTCTCTTTAAGAAAAGCAATTTTCTCGTCAATTTTAACAAGTGGTTTTGTATAGCGTATTGCTTTCTGATATCTATTCATCACACCAAGTGACTTTATAATTATTTAGATGCCCTTATTCTCTCTATTTTTCCAGAGTTCTAAGAAGTAACGATCAATATTATACAAATCACCTTGAGGTGGTTGATCTTCAATTTGAGACCATTCATTACATAATGATCTCATTTCCAAAGTAATGTGATCTGGACGAAACATTCTACCAAAGGAGGACATAGCAAATGCAAACCGCATTCTAATGCGCTGTTCCATTTCCTGAGTAGGCGTCGGTTTCATAATAGTTATTCTCACCTTTTCGTAGCCCGAAATAGATGGTGGCACATACAAAGGGTAGTGATCCGATAAGTAAGACATCAGCTAAAGTCATTTAATTTTTTCCTGGTAGGTTTTAACCAATTGTTCTACTCGAACTTTGTCCTCGTAAATTTTAATTAGTTTAATTACTTGTTTTCTATCAGATCCACAAGGAGCATTCTTTATACACCTAAGAATTAGTTCATCATCACTGATAGAGGGTTTGATAGTAAACCCCCACTTATCAACTTCACCTTCTACAGGTGCTTCGCATGGATCAAACTCGTGTGGCATTGCCTGGTGATAGCGATTGGAAAATTTTAGAACATGCATCAACAGCATATGGTGCTCCATATACTCCAGAGAAGATATATGAGATACCTAACTTACTACAATACTTTTCTAGTTCCTGACATTTTGAGATGTCACTGGTGCTATGATCAATGATAATATCACCCTCTTCAAGTAATGGCAGCAACTCGTCAAGTGTGTCTTCTGCTTTTTGCTCTGGACATGTCATCTGAAAGATACCAGGAATCCTACCAGCACTGGTAAACTTCTTAGAATCAGATTTAACTGCTTGGACAAGATACTCTATTGAGGTTACACATCCACTGATATATCCTGCTTCGTATTGACCACAGGCATTTTCGTAGTTAGTACTACTATAACCCCAGACTTCAATTCCTTTCTCAATCATACGGCGAGCCATACCTTCACCAGTACGACCTAAACCAATCATTCCAACTTTCATAATTTTACAGTGTAATTTTTAACCATGGTAAAAGGGGATCTATAACTCCTATGAGCCTGAGGAGACCTTCAGCAAACAGAGCGAGAACAACCCAACCGACACACATAGAAATAATTCCAGCATTCCGGTTGTGCTTACGAATAGCGTCATCGATCATCTCCTTACATTGTTCTTTGGTCACATAGTGACTAGGTTTAATTTCAGTCATTCTGTGTGGCACTAATTATTTTAATAAATTTCTTCTTCTGCCTCCGCTTTGATCACACAATCAGAAGTGGGATATGACACGCATAAAAGTGCAAATCCTGCCTCCATTTGATCATCATCTAGAAAAGATTGTTCTTCTTGATTGACTGTGCCTTCTAGAATTTTCCCCGCACATGAAGAGCATGCCCCAGCTCTACAAGAATATGGAAGATCAACACCTGCTTCTTCTGCTACATCCAAAATATATTCGTCAGAAGGGCACTCAAAAGATTCTTCTGTGCCGTCTGAAAGTTTAACTTTGATTGAATAAGTCATTTAGTTTACATGAATTGTGCCAGTCATCCCTGCGCTCTGATGAGGACCACAGAAGAAGTTATAGTCCCCTGCGTCAGCAAATAGGACATCTTGTGATTCCCCAGGAGCAAACAGCAGTGCTTCTCTGGAGAGATCAGGACGCGCCTCAACAATAATATTGTGAGGAGGTAGTGATTCATTAATAAAGTGAACCGTGTCACCTGCAGAGATTGTAATCTCATTAGGTTCAAATACTAGGTTGCCGTTAGCACCCATTGTGACATCTACTGCCCATGCAGGTAAAGCAAGGAACAGTGAAGCGATTAGGACAAATAAAGGCTTCATTGAGTGAAGTGTTTGCAACTATACTATCTAGTTATCTTTTTAGATTGTATAAAAAGCAATATCAGGACTTCAAAACTCAAATCCCATCTCATCTCCAAGATCTCTCATTTTCTCCATTGCTTCCCTTTTCTCCTTCATTACTCCGTCAATAAATCCCATTCTATATTCCCAAGTTTGTCCACCATCCTTACCCTTCAAAGGATTGATGCACTGCTCGTCACCCAATTTGTTACAAACAAGACCAGCAAGGTCAAGCTCACTAGAAGCAGATGAACCGCCAGTGCCACGCCAGACATGTTGTCCATTTATCCAAGTTGCTCCACACTTTTCACATTCCTTACGCTCTAATTTAAAATCTGAGAATTCTTTGTCAGACATATCTGTGTGCCGTACTGATACCATTATACAGATATTTATTCCTTATTGCAGATATATTTTGTTACAAATTAGCATTTCCACTTTCTTAGTGCTAGAGCTTTACGAGTAGGTTCACCGTTAGGTTTTTTCATTGCACCTTTCATACCACCCATACGAGCACAGAAGGATCTTTTTCTAGGACCACCTTCAGGTTGAGGAGCTTTGAGATCACTGCCAGGATTCTCACGCTCATAAGACTTACGGCCCTTTTCATTCAGACCACCTTTTTTATTCTTACCTTCGCTGCGTTGCCATGCAGCAGACTTTTCTTCAATAGTCTCACCTTCATGCTCGACAGATTGATTGAGCATTTGATTAGTCATCTTATCAATTCTCATCTTTCTATCACCAAGCTTGCCAGCAAGTCCTTGATTGCCAGTGGGACCCTTAACTTGTTTCTTAGCAAGTGGGTTTTTAATATCTAGATTGGGGTGACCAATATATCCGTCTCCAGGTTTGCCACCAACAAATTCATTAACAATACTCTCTTTTACTTTCTGAGAGACATTCTTAATAGCAAATGCATCCCAATAATCAGGACCATAAGCACACTCTTCTCTAACTTCCATCTTCTCACACTTAGGACAGAATCTCATATCTGTCTCCTCAATCAACTCACCTTCCGGTTGATATCCAGCCATTTGTGTGGATGGTTTCTTTTGAGCTAGAGGAGGAAGTTGTGCTCCAGATTTTTTTAAGAATGCATCCCTTTCATTGGGATTAGTTGTACTCTTCCCTTTATTATAAATCTTACTACCTTTCATCGCTCCACGATGTCCAGGTCCAATAGTAAAACTTCCCTCTGTAATTTTTACAGAAGAATCATCAACCTTAGGGGCATCACAGTCTCCTGTAGTGAGAGGCTTTTTTTTCTTTCCTTCTGCTAAGAAGTCAGAAATATCTGAATATGATAGTGCCATGCCTAAAAATTTAGAACCTGATCTAACTATTTATTTAGTGTTGAGCTTATACGGTAGGTTTTACAGGTGGTTCGCTATCTTTTGTGATGAACTGAATTGGTGCTTGTTCAATACGAATAGTTTGAGCGGGTGCAGTTTGTGCTGCAGCAGCAATCAATCTTTCCATATCTGCTTTACTGATTCCACCACCACCATTACCACCTTCTCCTGCTTTCTTCGCTGCCTGGACACCAAAAGTAGCTAAAACTCCGGTGAAGACGCTGGCAATAAAAGTGGGATCTAGTTTTTGTTCAGGAATTCCAAGTGCTGGTGGAAGTTTGATGTATGCCAGCGTGAGTATTCCGCCAGACCAAACAAGGATGCCGAGCCTAACAAAAGTAGACAGAATAGCAAGCTGTTCTTCTTTGTCATCTGCTGCCTCTTTAATTTTACCTAGAAGACCTTTCTTCTTAGGGTCTTCTTTTTTAACTTCTTCTGGCATTGAAAGGAAGCATGGCTCTTCTATTTATTTTTCAGAAAAATTATATTCCATTAGCATAGCAAAATACTTATCTTTCATATCCATAAGAAATTGTTGCTCCTCTACTGGTCTTGCAGGAGACCCAGGCCACATCTTTAATGAATACTCTAAGTGAGAATACATGAACCGTATTTCATCGATCCCGATATTGACACTGCAGTACCACTCTTCAGGATCCAACCCATTCATT